CAACAGCGGCTATATTACGAATCAGCGAACAAGGAAAGAGTAAGGCAAGAGTTGGCTGAATTTGTTAAACAAGAAAAACAAATCGATAGAGCGGATATACACAAACCATATAATCCACACGAAAACTCCTATTTTACATAATTATGAATTTAAATGATGTTAAGAAGTTCAAATGTAATGATACACAATTATATCAAAATCCAACACTAACATCAAGTATCAATCTATTATTAGATTTACCTGATGTTGTATATAGAAATCAAGGCACAAAATATGATTCTGCCTATGGCGAAGTTCTCACATCTGTAGGAAACATTTATTCAAACATTGTCACATTACCTGGCGCTGAGAGATTGGTGCAGTGGATTACGTCAAAGATTTTAACAATTGCACCTGAAGGTAAAAGAATTGAATATATTGCCTCATGGGCTAATAAAATGTTTTATGGCAGCCAAGGTTTAGTTCACGCACATATACATCCAGATTTTAAAAATTATAAATCAGATTTTGTTGCTATATTTTATGTTCATATTCCAAAAGATGGTGGCCAATTAGTTTTTATTGAAGATGGAGAGTTTAACAAAAAATATACTGACTATGATGCATCAAAGCTGACTATCATTGAATGTGAATCTGGTGACTTATTAATACACCCACCAACAATACCACACGCCGTAACTATACACAATAGCCATACACCTAGGTTGTGTTTAGTTTTTGAAGGTCGTTATGTCTAATTGTATTATACTATCAGGTGGAACATGGAGTCCGCCTGAGTGGGCTAAGATTAAACGGTCTTTGGGTCCATATCGAATTGCAACCACATTAGAACAGGCTGGTTATACTACCTCAATTCTGGAATATACCGAAGAATTGACTATTGAAGAAATACTTTTGTTTATTTCAAAACATCTATCTAATGAAACATTGTGGGTAGGTTTTTCTTCAACATTTTATTGGCCAAAAAAAGATGAATCAAATACCGATTCAAACACAGTTGAACAGATGTATTTTAAACCATATTCAGATATACAAAAAATATTTGAGTATGTAAGAAAAAATAGTAATGCCAAATTTTTATATGGCGGTTCAAAAGTTCCGTATTTTTTGATTGATAAAAATATTGATTATTATATTACAGGTAATGCCGACAACTCAATCATCAATATCACAAATCATATAGCAAAAAAAGAAGATTTGTTTCATCATGAAAATTATGATGGCCATATTATTGTCGATTCACTAAAGTATCCTGAACCAGATGTTAAGAATATACCAACTAAATGGTCTAAACATCCTGTCTTAAAAGGTGAAGGACTGCCAATTGAATTGGCCAGAGGTTGTATTTTTAAATGTAAGTTTTGTAATTATCCTTTGCTTGGCAAAAAGAAAGGCACTTATTTAAGAGATTTTTCTCAAATAAAAGATGAAATGATTGAATCTTGGGAAAAACATGGTACGAATTTATATTATTTGACTGATGATACCTTTAATGATGATAATGATAAATTAGAAGAATTACATAAATTATTCACCAGTTTACCTTTTAAGCCAATGTTTTCTTGTTATTTGAGATTGGATTTAATAAACAGATATACCCATCAAGCTGATTTATTGGTAGAAATGGGTCTGATTGGTACCTATTTTGGATTGGAAACATTACAATCTGAATCGGCAAAAGCTATCGGTAAAGGACTACACCCAAATAAGGTAAAAGATAGACTATATTGGTTGGCAAACAAGTGGAAAAATAAGGTAAACATTGAGGCAGGCTTTATTTTAGGCCTTCCTTATGATACACTATCATACTTCAATGAATTAATTAATTGGTGTCTGGAAGAAAATAACCCAATACAATCAATTCATTTTTATCCGTTGATGTTGTTTCATTACAAGCAAAAGGAGTTAGAGCCGTATAGTTCTGAGTTTTCTCTTAAACCAGAAATTTATGGTTATGAGTTTAATACTGGTAATGGTTCACATTGGTCTTTACCATCACAAAAATTGACCTATAAAGGATGTTCAAGTATTGCTAGTAAGTTTGCTGACCTGAGAACACCATTAAACAAGGTTGCAGGATTTCATATGATAACCTCTTTGAATACTGGTGTGAGTTTATCTGATTTATATGAGTTTACCCAACATGAAATTGACAGTAAATATGATATACCAAGTATGAATATGAACAAAATCAACGAGTATAAACGATTATTGGACTTATATAAATAGTCAATATGTTTGAAAAAAAGAGATTAAAATGACACTACCTTCTTCTGGACCGTTAACAATTAATGATGTGAATATTGAAACTGGACGTGGCTCCGGTACATCCACAGGAATTGATTGGATACGAGATAACACAAAAGACAATGCCACAACACTAAATCAGTTATACAGCCGTGCTTGGTATCAACGAAATGTTGATGGCAATTGTAATAATGGAAACTGCGCTTCGGGCTCAAGTTCTGGTAATATACAATGTCAGAATTGCACACTAAATGCTTTGGGTAATTGTGTGAACTGCGATTCTCGTTCTTGGTTACAAAGTGATTGTAACTGTGCTTGTACCTATAACTGCACACAAAATACAAACCAAACATATAATTGTAATTGTGATTGTGCCTGTGCTTGTTTTGTTTGTGCTTGTGCTTGTTGGTAATTTAATAAAATTAGGATTAATATGATATTTGAAATTTTGGCTCAAAAAGTTGGTGGCGGTGAAGCCACATTTTATTATGATAATGAATTTAATATTCTTAAAGATTCAAATGGAAAAGTATTTGAGTATCCAGAAGATAAAAGAATAAAACAAGAGGCTTCTCAGCCTGTCGTTCCTTTTGATAAAAATAGTCCATTAAAAAAATCAAAAGCAATCAAACTGTTGAAGATACAGTTGGGTCTTTCTTGTAATTACTCTTGTGATTATTGTTCACAGAAGTTTGTTGAGAGGGCACCAGAAACAAGTAAAAAAGATATTGATGCTTTCTTGGCCAAATTAGACAATCTAGAGTTCTCAGAAGAAAAAGGATTAAAGATTGAGTTTTGGGGTGGCGAACCATTCGTATATTGGAAAACATTAAAACCATTGGCAGAAGCTCTGCGTGAGAAATTTAGCCATTGGCAAAAAGAACCTGTATTCTCTGTAATTACAAACGGTTCTATTCTTAATAAAGAAATTTGTGCATGGTTATATTACATGGGATTTCAAGTGGCTATTTCACACGATGGCCCAGGTCAATCAGTTCGTGGTCCTGATCCGTTTGATGATCCAGAACAAAAGAAAATTATTCTTGACTTCTATAAGATTATGAAGAAGCAAGGTAGAATGAGTTTTAACTCGATGATGAACAGTAAGAATCGAAGCCGTAAAGAAGTGCATGATTGGTTCATCAACCTAACAGGTGATCCAAATGTTCCTCTTGGCGAAGGCACGATTGTTGATGCGTATGATGAAGATGGTCTGGCAAATTCTTTAGATTCTTATCAAGACCATTTTGAATATCGTAAGTTGGCCTTTAATGATATCTATGCAAATAATGGTAACATTGGCTTTGGTATGATTATTGGAAAAATTGATGAGTTTACTACCAATGTATTATCGCACACCGAATCAAAGTATCTTGGTCAAAAGTGTGGCATGGATGAGGTTGATGTAATGGCAGTTGATTTGCGTGGCAATGTAATGACCTGTCAGAATGTAAGTCCGTTAGAAATTGCTAAGAATGGCGAAAGCCATTTTGGTGGTACACTAGATGATGTTGAAGGCGTTAGAATTAAATCGGCCACACATTGGATGAACCGTGCTGGTTGTGCAGGTTGTCCTGTTCTACATATCTGTAAAGGTTCGTGTATGTTCCTCGATGATAAGTATTGGGAAACATCTTGTAACAATGCTTACTCTGATGCAGTTTCTTTGTTTGCTTTATCATTTGAAAAGATGACAGGTTATATTCCTGTTCTAATTAAGAACGACACTTTACCAAAAGACAGGCAAGATATTTGGGGAACAATGTTGCAACACCAAGAAAAAACTAAAAAGAAAATCATTCCCATTAAAGTGGTCTCTGAAGTTGTAGGTAAGATTGATGATGTTGAGGTTTATGGGAAATCTAAAGTAGAGGCATAAATGTCATTAACCATATCACCACAATTACAAAAAGCATTAGAGATAGCTTCTTCAATCGAGGAAGTTATTTCTGTTCAAGCAGTTGAACCACCACAACACATATTGGATCAAATTGAAAACAAAGATAGTGTTTATTTGGACTTTGTAATTCAAACCAAATCAGGTGAAATGCCTTTTGCTATCGTTGTACCAAAAACTCTTGTTGATGATGTCGATGATTCTTTAAACATTCCAATTAAAGATTTATTGTCGTGTGGTTGCACACAGGTTGAAGATGGTGTTGGCCATATGTGTGGTTATAGTGTATATGATAACATTGGCAAAATGACATACTATGTGCGTGAGAATGACCAATATTTGGTGAAACTCATTGATACGGAAGCACCATCAGCTTCATTTGAAACCGAGAACCTAAAAAAATTGGTTGAGAAATTAAAAGCAATTGATGGTGTAAACAGAATTGTAATTGAAGAAGTAGTTGATGAAAGTGTAAAGCAAAAGTTGCAATCAGAAAAGCCTGTTATTGTTAAGGCTTATATTGATGTAAATGATGATAAAATAATTGACCATTTTATTTCATTTGCTTTATCAGAATTGGTATATGATATTGAAACTAGTCATGAGTGGGCTGTGAATAATCTTATGGATATGATTGAAAAAAATAATGCAGAATGAGAAAATATTATTTGGTACACCAGTTTGGATTTTTGACAATTTAGATATATCAAATAAAACCTTAGAAGAAGAAGGTTATCAATATAAGTCAGGCAATTATTTTGACCTGAACAGTTCAGAAATTAACAAATTAAAATACACAGTAAAAAATTACTGTGATGAGATTGCTGAAAAATATAAGTGGGATAAAAAAGCAACTTATATTATTGGACGACAGAACCCAATAAAACCAGGAGAAAATGATACACCACATGGCCACCACCATGCAATGATGGTCGCCGTGTATTATCTACAGGTGCCAGAAAAATCAGGCGACATCATACTAAATGATCCTCGTGGCATGGTATTTTGGGCTGATCCACAGGTAGTAAATGATGGACCACACAAAAGTTGTAGGTCGTATCACCGTATTACACCAAAACCGGGAATGTTGTTAATGTTCCCAAATTATTTAATTCATTCTGTTGAAACTAATTTGAGTAATGAAATGAGATTGTCTATTATGATGGAAATTTATAATTTATGAATAAAATAAATCTATTTGCAACACCAGTTTGGACAACAATGTTGGATAATCATGTTGAATTAAATCAACATTTACTAAACATAGCACCACAATATAAATCTGGTGATTACTTTGATATTGCACCGGTACTCAAAGAGAGAGTTGTGCCTATTATAAAACAAATTGCTGACGAATGTAATCTATCTAAAGAGTTTACAGTTTCGGCTAGACAAAACCCAATGTTGCCTGGAAAAAATAATTCACCACACCACCATCCTGATTGTATGTTGGCTGTAGTTTATTATGTAAAAATTCCACAAAATTCTGGTGATATATTATTACATGATCCAAGAGGTTCAATTCTTTGGCAAGATCCACAGGCCAGAACTGATGTCAATTGGCAATCATATCGACCATATCATAAAATCACACCGACACCAGGAATGCTTTTAATAGTTCCTGGTTATGTGGTACATTCTGTTGAAACTAATCTAAGTCAGGAGATGAGATTGTCAATAGCAATCTCCACACATTTTAAATGAAATTTGTAATCGTAGGCGGCGGCACCGCAGGTTGGTTAACAGCCTTATACATCAATAAACACTTTCCAAATGATAGTGTAAATGTAGTGGCAAGTTCAGAGATTGGCATTCTTGGTGCCGGTGAAGGTACCACACCGCCATTTGTTGATTTTCTAAAAGAGGTTGACATTGATGAAAAAGAGTTGTATAATAACTGTAAAGCTACAATAAAAACAGGTATTAAGTTTACTAATTGGAATGGTAATGGTGATGAATACTACCACAACTTCACCACAGGTTTACACGCATTACATTTTGATGCCAGTTTGTTGGCCAAATATTTTCAAAATGTGGCTACATCACGAGGTGTTAAACTAATTGATGATGAGGTGATTGGTGTTGGGTTTGAAGAAAACCGTGATATTGAAAGTTTAACTTTAAAATCTGGTAAACAGGTTGAAGTTGATTTTTTATTTGATTGTTCTGGATTTAGAAGAATGTTTATTGGTGGTTATTATCATTCTAAATGGACAGAATATCAAATGCCATGTAAGAGAGCGATACCATTCTTTTTACCAAATGATGGTGTGAATCTACCTGAATATACAGAATCAATTGCAATGAAGTATGGTTGGATTTGGAAGATTCCTGTTCAAGGTAGATATGGTTGTGGTTATGTGTTTGATTCAAGCATAACAACTGATGAAGAAGCGGCCAATGAAATAAGAGAATATCTTGGCCATGATTTTAAATCACCAAAGACATTTAACTTTAGTGCAGGTGCATATGATAAATGTTGGATAAACAATTGTATGGCAGTTGGTTTGTCCTCTGGTTTTATTGAACCATTAGAAGCCACTTCTATTTGGGTTCAAATATTGGCACTAAGAATATTTGTTCAATCGTTTAATATGCCAAATGGTAGAGAAAAAGTGAATAATGATGTCAAAGAGATTAATGAAGATGTGTTATCTTTTCTCTATTACCACTACATGAGTAAAAGAGAAGATACGGATTTTTGGAAAAAGTTTACAATCAACAATGTGATGCCTGATAAATTAAAGAATGTTTTAAAATCTGAAGATATAATTGGAAATTTAAAACAATATAATTTTAATATGTTTAACGAAAATAGTTGGCGAGCTATTAAAAATGGAATAAATTATGTTTAACTATTGCACACCAAAACAATTACAAGACCTACAATCAGAAACATTTCCTGATGGTAAACGATACTACAAATTACCTGATGGTACCAAACTACCATCGGTAACTACCGTATTGGGCGCCATGAAAAAAGATGCTATCATGGCATGGCGTAAGAGAGTTGGTGAGGCAGAAGCAAATCGCATATCAAAAAAAGCCACAGGTCGTGGTACTAATGTTCATTCATTATGTGAAAAATATTTAAACAATGAATCATTAGGTGAGATGATGCCTGATGCACAAGAAATGTTTTTATCATTAAAACCATTACTGAATCGTATCAATAACATTCATTACCAAGAACAGGCATTGTGGTCAACACAATTAGGCATGGCAGGTCGTGTTGATTGTATCGGTGAATTTGATGGTCAACTATCTGTAATTGATTTTAAAACATCCAAAAAGATTAAATCAAAAGTTCAGATTGAAGATTATTTCTGGCAGACATCTGCCTATGCATTGATGTATGAGGAGTTGATTGGTGTGCCTATAAATAATTTGGTCATTATCATGGCAGTAGAAGATGAACAACCTTTATTATTCCAAGAAAAGACAGAACATCACATTGATGGTTTGGTAAAGGCCATACAATTTTATAAGGACCAATACAAATGAAAAAATTATTATTTACATTATTATTTGTACCAATGTTGGCTTTTGCTCAACAACAAAAAGCTGGTGTAACATACAATGCAACACTCACCAGAGTTATTGATGGTGATACTGTGGCATTTCAAGCACTATGGTTACCAGAACCATTAAAGAAAGAACTATCGATTCGTGTGTTTGGTGTTGATACACCAGAAAAAGGCCATCGTGCTCAATGTCCGTCAGAAGATGCACGAGGACAAGCGGCCACGGCATTTACCAAGAAAATGGTAGAACAGGCCACAACTCGGCAAGTGGTATTAATGAGTTGGGACAAGTATGGTGGTCGTGTCCTAGGTGATGTATTATTGAATGGTCAATCGTTGCGTTCCATGTTGATCCAACAAGGTTATGCAAGAGAATACTATGGTGAGGCTAAGACCAGTTGGTGTCCATAAAGTGGTAAACATTGAGTATGCTGGTTGCCTATATAAGTATAAACACTTATAATAGGACCACTATGAACAAACACTTGAAAAAACTCTGCACTCCCGAGCAGAACGAAAGACAGTTGGGAGCTTTAAAAATATTGGCTGGTGGTTTAAGTTTTCTTTTTATCATTTGGTTACTAGGAAGGATACTATAATGCCAAGCAAAGATTGTGTTAAAGAAGTTAAAATGAAAAGTTTTGCGTTTTATACTGGTGCCTGTGCTTTTGCACTAGCTGTATTAGGGATTCTTTTCATATTAAGTTAAAGTAAGTGAAGTTTCACCAGGTGAACTTAGCAACAGAATCACCTGGATAAATAAAATACCAGCAACACACAAACCGCTGGTAATACACATAAACACACACAAGGAGTAACAATATGACACCCTATGAAATTCGCCTAGAATTATTAAAGATGGCGCAAGGTTTAGTATCTGATGAGTATTCATACAACAGAAGCGCTAAACTAGAACAATGGCACACACAGGTCGAGGCAGCAAAGATTGCCGGTTTAGAGTCACCTGATATCCCCGAATTGCCAAATTTCCCCACAGAAGCAGATATAGTTAAGAAGGCAGAAGCCCTCAATCTATTCGTTTCTCAAACCCCTCCACAACCTGAAGTAAAAATAAAATCGAAAACGAATTCGTAATTGGAGACCAAGGCGGTCTGATGTTAGGCCGCCGTAATCAATAAGGAAGAAAGATGTATTTCAACAAAAAAGTAACTAACAAATTTTTAATTGCAACCTCAATGATATTGATTGCAGTTAACCTATTCGTGCCTGTAGCAAAAGCTCAGGTAGAAAAACAAACAATGAAAGTTGCCAGCCAACATTTCAATAATGAAATTCAATGTCTTGCTGAAAACATTTACTATGAATCTGCTAGTGAATCATTTGAAGGCAAATTAGCAGTAGCACAGGTAACACTCAATCGTGTAAACTCTGGTAAATTTCCAAAGACCGTTTGTGGTGTTGTAAAACAAAAAGATGAAGTCAATGGCAGAATGGTTTGCCAATTCTCTTGGTTCTGTGGCCAAGTATATTCAATGGTTCGTAATCCATACCAATGGGAAGAATCGGTACTTGTTGCAAAGAAAGCCTTGACAAGTGAAGTTGCTCATGTTACACTCCATAGAGAAAAAGCAATGTATTATCATGCCAACTATGTTAAACCTGGTTGGAATTTACCAAAAATTACACAGATTGGTAACCACATTTTTTATAAAGAACGAAGCAAAATATAATATGCCAACAAAAGATGAGATTAAGAACTTTAGTATGATGGTAGAGGAGTTGGCAAACAAACTTAGATGTAATAGAATGGATGCCATACTCCAACATTGTAAAGAAACTGGTTTAGAAGTTGAGGTGGCATCCACATTAATTTCTGCCGCATTAAAAGCAAAGATTAAAGAAGAAGCACAGGAATTAAATTTGATTAAAAAGAGTTCAAAACTCCCTTTATAATT